CTCGCCGGGGTGCCCCTGCCATTCTGAACATATTCGATAAATCTCTGAGCAATGATGCTGCGACGCTAGAGTCCCACTTGCTGACGTCGTCCTCATACCAGAACCCATAATCCTTGTAGTCCATCCACTGGCCCATGCGCTCGCCAGTCATGCCCCCTGCATAGACTAGCGGGCTACCAATGCCCCATTTGAACTTAAGGGCCTTAGTAAAACTTGATACCCATGGGGCAGTCTCCACCACCAATCTGGGTCTACAACCGAATATGCACCTACCAGACTTGGATTTTAGCCCGGCAGGAGTTTTATAAAGTAGATTTTCTACCTTAAGATGAATCTTTGCCTTCGACTCACGAAACAATTCAGCAGATGGAACACACTGACGTTTATACTGACCACGGCTAGTCAGTTTCTTGAACTCGTCCATGTATTGTCTCTTCATTGAAGGTATCGAATTGCAATCCTGAATCCACTCAGGAAAATCACCATCCTCTACAGACCTGGGCAACAACCATGAGGCTGCACCTTTTAGCCATTTTGAAAAATCTCTCAACGTGGATTTATTACCTTGTATGACCGGCATCGTCACACGAGTTCTCAAGGAGGTGTACATATTGTGCTTATTATTTGAAAAATGAATTGGTTTATATTGCTCAAATTGATATGATAATGAATTATAAGTAATGCCAGACGTATGCAAACGATCATCCAATGTGCCTACATTGGTGATAGAACATTTGGGTCGTACTTCCGGCAATGATCCAGTAAAAGTTCTAACGCATCTCTCTCCAAATCTCCTAACGCCTGGAGCCAAATTGAAAACGCAACTCTGGAGAAACAACATAATAATACCAGTGTTGGTTCTTTTGGACCGACATCAGGGCCCCGAACCATAGTGTGAACAACAAAATCATATACACAATATAGGACGAGAAAGATGAATCAGGTAAAACTAGAACTAAGATTAGAGCAATAAAAATGGCCAAGGAGAACAACGGCCAACCAACATAAAACTTAGGAATAGGATGTTCCGAAGCATAAAATAAAGGCTCGCCGATATCGACGGCCAAAGAAACAAGAGCATGGACCTGATGAGAAGGATCCACCTCTATACGCCGAATGAGACCGAACTCATCCTCAACCGTGGACACATGATACTTCACATTGTGTTTACGTAGCAACATCGCACAGTAATTTTTTAACTCGGCCATTAAAATCGTTCTATCTTCTGGGCTTGGAGATTTCTTCCAATGACAAATCATCCACATGAGGACATCGTCAAGTGCCCCCTGGGGCAACTCAGCATAACCCATATCAGACCTAAAAGCTGGGGCTAGAACGGTCTTGCGCCAATCAGACCGTATGGTGAATTTTTCAACATCAGCTGGGTAATCTAGGGGCTCGGACACATCCTTACCCACTTCAGAACGAAAAATAGGAAGACCTCGATTGGTACCACCGAAGCGCTCCTCATCACTATCATCATCATCATCGTTTTGATCCACATCAATAGAGACACTATCAGAATTGCTTATAGGAGAAGACTGGTCCCCTGCCTTAACGACAGGATCAGCCACAGCCAAAACCCTCGACAATAAAGGTGTCACCGCCCCGATGAATGATGCCATAGTGGTAACTAAATTAACCCGACCGTTAGGACTTTTACGATCGTGTTTCACTCGCCCATCATTTGAGATGGGTTGTGGGCGCCGCCTCCTTCGGAGAGACGACTTGCCCTCACCATCACGTTCCGATTCGTGACAACGGGGCTCTTGATAAGACTCTGAATCGGATTTACCATCCTTTTCATATTTCTCATCTTGTATTACAGTTGAGGCTATTGACTCCTCACGTTTGGTCTCCCCATATTTGGTTATGGGAAGACTATTTAAATTTGGGTTTTGGTGATTATAAGGAATATCACTATGTATTTCGTTCATGGCCCTAACTGCCTGCCGACCACCGGCGCGCATCGATCCCGTTTTTGTCTTACCCCCACGCCTAACGCGAGGGCCCTGACGTGAAGCACCAGCATTTGCATCCTCTCCACGGTTTGGCGGCACGGTACCGCTAACTATATTAGATCGAATCACTAGGAAATTAAGAAGAACTACAAGTAGTAACTCAACACAGTGCTTCCCAAGGGAGCTATCAATCAAAACCAACGGAGTAATACCCCGAAGGAAGACATAGGTCATTTTACTTGAAAATAAGCTTTATCCCAAGGGAAAGGTTTGTTGAGATGTGATGGGCTCCGCCAAACGCACACATCACCGTGGTAGTCTAACACCACCCCCGCGTCCATGAAGGACTTAAATCGGACCTCACCCCCACTCCAAAAAGGCACCATAAGACCCAAGGGTATCACCCAAACTTATGGTTTAC